GATTATTTTGTATTTCTTTATTTGTAATTGGTGTTGGGTTTTTACCATCGTTTAATAAACTCAACCATTCGTAAGCTTGTAAGTCATTATCTAGTGCTTTCATCATGTGAAAACCATTAGAAATATGTAATGCTTTAGTTCCATCTGTTATATTTTTTGTATGAAGTTTTTGAGATCTTGTTTCTTTAGATCCTACTTCTACTAAAGTTTTAAAATCTGTATTTGCTTGATTATTAATATACAGCATTGACTCAGCAGTTTTGTCGTTAATAGCTGATTTAGCCATATTTATATCTGGAATTTCACTTGCTGTTTTAATTGCAAATTCTGCATTAGTGTTTGTCATTTCCCAAATTTGTGTATTTTCAAATTCAGCTTTTTGATTATCTAATAAAGTTCTATTGTTACCAGCCATAGTAACTAAATTATTTGTAGCACTACTTAACATTGCTCCAGCTTGTAATTTATAATTTGCTGGTACTTTGTTTAATAAATTTTCAGCATAAACATCAACTACACCTTTCATGCCATTAGGATCATTTTCAAATTCTTTTTTGTATAATGCTAATTGATCTCTAGTTTGTATTTGGAATTTTTGAAAATAGTTAGCTTGTGCTGTCATAGCAGCTTCTTTATCTAGTCTTTCAATAGTGGGTTTAAAAGCATCAAAGGCAATACCTAATTTACTTTGTGTTTGTATGTAAGGTATTTGCGATGTGTTTTTAGCTATCTCAACTTGTTTTTTACCTGTGATTAATGGCATTATATTATTTCAATCTCCCTACACTCTATTTTTACAGCAAGTTTACTGTTGTTAATTTCTTCTTTTGTGAATGCATCTAGACTTTTGTGAGCTGATATATAACCTTGTTTCACACAAGAATAATGATCGTTAAATTCAAGTGCTACTATATTTTCTTTAAAACAATGTGGCTCTCCTTCAAACATACAAAGATGAAGAACTAAAATAAATTTACTGATCATATAAATCCTTTTTAGCTTTAGTTTCTATTGCTGAAACACCTATAGATAACCAGCTACCAAACTGATCGTTCTTTCTTTGGTTAGATGCCATGTCTGCACTTAAAGCATATTGATTTATTTCACTTGTTACATTTAATCTTATTCTAGCTATATCTTTTGCAGCAAAACTATCTTGTTGATCTTGAATGTTTAAAAATGATCTACTTTGATCGCTATACCCTGCTCCTGCACCTATAGCTAAGTTATGAGCTTTAGCCATTCTAAGATCATTAATTCTATCTGACTCTTGTTCATCAGCTATACGTTGAGCATTTTGTTTTTTTTCTGCGTATTGAGCTGCTTCAATTTTTGCACTTTTTTTTGAAGCTTTAATATCCATAACAGTTTTAGCTGCTTGGAGAACGAACATAGTTACTGGATCTGCACTCATGCGAAAACGACCTCCACACTCATTCCTAATATCTTCATAGGTAATGGATCATCTTGAGAAATTGTTATTGTTGGGCTTTTACTATAACCTAAAAAGAAAAATTCTTTTTTAGAAGTTACAGGAACTAAATCAGAACCAATTGCATCTGATACTTGTTGAACTATTAAAGATTTAGCATTTTTATCTGCAGCTTTAATTGTCATATCTAATGTACTATTCATATCAATAATAGCTCTTGATATTCTTCTAGGTGATCCAGTTAAAGGGCCTTCTGGTAATTCTTTATCAATAGGCATAGTTTCTAATTTAGGAATATAATTAAATCCTACTTTCAATGCAGTTGCTCTTGGTACTCCAGTAAGAGTAATTGTGTCTGCTGACGAAACTGTAAATGTTCCTAAAGAACTATTACCCTGTATAACATTAACAGATTCATTCGTGTAAATTGCATTAACTGAATGTAGATGACCTTTAGTAAAAGTTATTACAGCATTGTCTGCAGGAACTGCTGCTAAATTTTTATCTAAGTTTAATGTAAAAGTATTACTACCATTATTAGTAACAGCTTGAATAGTGTACTCAGTTGCGTTACCTGCAATTGTAAATGTTTCACTAATAACAGGTGCAGAAGTTAAACCATCTGTAATTAATACAGCTCCAGATGTTGATTGTGATGCCCCTTTTACTTTTGGTGATCCACGTTGACTTAATGTTGAAGTTGATTGGCAATCAAGAGTAATACTATCATCATCACCAAATTTTTCTAATGTATAAACAGTAGATCCATTTAAAGATCGTTTACCAATGCAAATTAAATTTTCGTTAAGAGCAGAAATAGATTGAAACGTATCTCCAGAACGAGTTGACCATTGTACCCACCCAGCTATTTTTTCATCTCTAACAGAATGAAATACAGATAATTTACCTGAATGCGTTGATCCATTATTTAAAAAAAAAGCATATTGTTCTGGTCTTGTAAAGTTACCTCTCATAATTGCTATTTCTTTTGGACTATCTATTAAATGTTGTGCAAGAATAGAAACAGCAGTTGATTTATATCCATCTTCTAAATCTGAATAAATAAATTCTCTAATTGCTTTACCAGTTTTTTGAACAAAACCTGTAGCTTGGTCAAACATCTTAGGAGCAGTTCTTGAAATGCCATATGGTGATTGTCTTTTAATACTAATGTTAGCAGCAGTAATAGTATTATCAGAAGCTGGTGGTATATAGTATTCTCCACCATCAGTAAAAACTTGTAAATCTTTTCCAGAAATTAAATGTCTTATTTCATTAACTTGATCTCCAGAAATATCTATATCAATAGCATCTGCAGAGTCTGCATCATCTACATCAAAGTTTGTATATTCAGAAATCTTAGAAGCTATAATATTAGCAGGTTTAGAATAAAGACCACCAAACCATAATCTATTAGCATGAAATGTTACAGCTTGAGGATAACCTCTATGGTCTGACATAGCAGATTCATCCCAATCAGCAGTAGCATTTGTATTAGCTAATGTTTCTCTAATATTACCTACAACAACTGTAGTGTTTGTTCTTGCTGTAATGTCTATTTCTTTTTTACCTATACGAATTGTTTTACCTACCCAATTATTATTAGTATCAAAGATACCTGTTGATGCAGTTATGTTAACTGATGTTCCAGTTGTTGATGCTGCTGTTAATGTTACAGCTGAAGCTGCATATTTAAAATACGGTTGAAATCTAGGATAACCAGTTGAGTGAGTTGCAAATTCAAATGCACTAACTGTAAAAGATGTAGCAGTAGCTCTAAAGATTTTTCTAATAGCATTATTTCTATGCGTTAAAAAAATTGTATCTCCAAATTGTGCAAAATTTAATTCAAACAATTGTGCAGTAGTCCAATTACAATTACTTGTAAGATTAGAAGTTAAAGCTGTACCAGATGTATTATAAACATCCATTCGGTTGTTGGATAAAACAATAATAGCTACTTCATCATCAGAAAATATAAATGGAATTATTCTGCTTTCTGCTGGAAGTGATGCTAGGAAATTAGTACCAGGTCTTCTCATTACACCTCCTTCTGCAAGTAATGCAAAATTTCTACATTCTTTAGCACCTTGATAATAAGAAGGTACATCTGTTCTAGTTGCTAATAATGGGTTTAGCTCTCCAGATGAAAAATTGGTTATAACTGTTTTTAAAGTTCTTCCCATTAATCATTTCTTGTTGATGTTCTTAAACTTGTAAATCTATTTAAGTTTAAAACTTTTGATGTTGTTTCAGTTGAATCAATATGTTTAGCAACAAGTAATTGTCTTTCAGCTAATTCTTTAAATTGTTTAATCATTGCAGAATCTCTAGCAACTGAACCTGCAAATACTGAAGCTAATTCATATTCTAAAGCTAATCTAAAATGAGGTGGAAAATATTGTTCTTCTACTTTGTAAATATAATCCATTACTAATTCGCTATTTGCTCCATAGCTATCTACATAAATATAATTTTTATATCTTGCGTAAGGAATAACACTATCGTTTACTGTAATTGAAATTATTTGTAATGCAGCAGGATCAGTTGGTATTTGATATGCGTATGTATATCTACCTGCTGGTGTATCTGTTAATAATGATAAAGCTTGTTGAGTAGTAGCAAATCTCCATCTATGTCTTGTAAGAAATGCTTCTGTAATATCTGTGTAAATATTTGATGCAACTAAAGCTTCTGTACTACCATCGTCAAAAGATGAAATAGGACTTGCTCCTATCATTACTAATGCTCTTGCACAGATGTCTATACTTGTTGTTGCCATAGTTTGTAAAAAAAAGACTAAGGGGGAAATACCTCTCGGCAAGATCCCCCAAAGTTATATTGTATTAAGCTAGAATAACTGTATTAAGGTTAGTTCCACCATCGTGAACAGATACTATTAAAATATCTACCACAGCGTTTGAACCACCACTATTACAAATTATTAAATCTCCTGCTTTCAATTCAGCGTGTGATAAGATAAAATAATCATCGTTATCCATTACTGTAATTGCATCACCATCGGTATAATACCACATTGAGTTTTTATCACCCATTTGAGATATTTTTTTGATAGGATTGTCTATTGCATAAGCCATAATCTATATCCTATTATTATTCGGCACACAGCTGAACTCTTGCTGCATCACCATCAATTGTTTTACATCCCAACGAAATCATTGAAGTGATTAAGTGTGAAACTTTTTCAGGAACATAGTTGACTTCAGTTTTAACATCAGTACCAACACCTAAACCTAAAGCACTTTTGTGGAATGCTAAAGTTTGTCTGTCAGTTGCTACTGTTAAACCAGAATGAACAAACCATAAGAATCCTAACCATCTTTTGGCAGTTATGCCATTTCCGAATGGAAGGTCTTGTGGGCCAACGTATTCAACTCTACTGAATTGATCTACTGCTAGTAAGTTAGACCATTGTTTTGGCCCTACTACCCAATATCTTTGATTATCATCAGGAACATCATTTGTATTAAATGTTTCCATCATTGTTGTTGCTTTAATCAAAGTCATACCAGTTGCTGAACCACCTATGTTGTTTGCTACTGAAGTTGCACCTTTCAGCTCATTAACGATTACGTCATCAGTTTTTCTTCCTAATGCGTAAGCTGCTGATTGTGCTATAACTTGTCTTTCGTCTATGTTTACCTTTAGCTCGTCTAACTTGTCAACGTAATCTGCTGCATAATAATCAGTTAAAGTTGCAGACACATTGCTGTGTGCAAGATCCATAGCAACTACTTCAGCATGTCTTGCTTTAGTGTTTGCAGTACCTTTTGCAACTTTTTGAAATTTAACAGAACTACCATTAACATTGTTAACTGTTCTAACTAGGTTCTTTAATTTGCTTCCCATTCTTTGGTAAGCCATATGAACTTCTGCTTCGAACTGAGTAATAAAGGCATTGTTTATTGTTGATGCCATGTTTATTTACCTTTGTTAAGTTATTGTTAATTTACCGATTATCTCTACAATACAGAATTAGTTATCCAAGAAGGGCTAACGTGAATATTTTAAAGGTCTTAGTTAAGGATTAATCTATAAGTGCCAATGTAGGCAACGCACATTAGATCCAATATTTAGGAATAGTAATTACGTCACCAAATTGTATTTCACCATCATCAAGATAAACATAAGTACCAAA